GCAAATATTTCTTTCTTTGTTTTATCTTCTAATGGATTAAGTATTTTTTCACCAACATTTCTGACTGTTATATTCTCACCCTGTGTCAATAAACGAATATCTGAAGTTGGAACAAATTTAGATAATACACCAGTTAATCTTAATTTTACTTCCTTAGTTAAATCACCATTCTCATATCCATAATAAAATTCTTTTGATCTAATATCATCAGTTGAAGTTATAACACCTACAATATTCTGACATCCAAAAAATTGATTAACTGATTTATCACTATAGTAGATATTTGTACTAATTCCAGATACTAATGTGCCAGTTGCACCAAATCCAACAGTAGAATCAACTGTTATAACAGATGATCCTGCAGAAACATTACCAATTACCTTTGTTTTAGGACTTACATTGAATGTACCTTCAATTAAATCAACATCATTGAATCCTACAAATAAACCAATTTTATAATATACCTTTCCTTTCCTTGTTAATGGTTCAACTTCGGATATTGACGCTCTTGTTGCACTATCAGTAGATTTTATAATTGTTTGTCCAACCAAATGAATTGGATTTCCAGAAAGTGCTTCAGCAAGAACTATTTCTCTTCTTATAAACTCTGCTGTTGATGGTTTTATTAAATATTGCTCTAAATCTAAAATTTTAGGAGTTTCATTGTATAAAACATTGAATAATATTCTAAATGACTCTTCTGTACCTTTTGATTGATATAATGACTTAGAATTTTTAATAAAATTACTTACATCAAGATTATTAACAAAATTTACATTTTCTAAACCAGGTGTAAGTAGTTTTTTTGTCTTTTTATAAAATTCTTTTAAGAATAAAGCACTTAAATTGACTACAGTTGCGTCATTTTCATGATTTATTGCTGATGTATCCGAAAATACCAATTCTGATGGATTATTGTCTTCATGATATGTTGTAATACCACTAAAACCACGAACACAACCTGTAAAACTATTCGTAGTGATACCAGTATATGTAATTACCTCATCTTCAATCTTAAAAAGACCATATTCATTTGGAAATCCTTTAGTACTACTAACATTTACAGTTGTATCAGTGGTTGTAATACCACTTGTTAATTTTGTCTCTCCAACAACAACTTCGGGTGTTAAATTATCTAATTTTATGTACTGATCTAGATTATCAGTAAGGTCAATCGGACCTCCCTGATATTCTTGAGAGATATAGTATTGTTTTAGAAAATCTACTGCCTTTGGACTTTCAGATATTAAAAACTCAGGTATTTGGTTTTCAATTATCTGTTGGACTTTGACTCTTTTATCAATTCCAGTGGTTATCATATTATCCTCTTACCAGTGCTCCATTTGCATAACTTGATGTAACCTTATATCCGACACCTGATATCTGTTCACCAGAAGTAATTGTGTCCTTAACCATATTTATGGCACTATCTCCAACCGCAAAACTGAGGTATAGATCTTTTAACCCAATAACATCATTTGACTCAGGAAATGCTTGAATTTCAATAATATTGTTTGATTTTTGTGTTGATGTTATGTTAATAGTAGATAAAATTACTTCACCTTTTATATAATCAACTATTCCAGCAGAAGCAACAACTAATTGACCTTGTGATAGTTCATTATCACCCTTTACAATAGCTAAAGTACCCTTTCCACTTCCATCTAAAGATCCATCTGAGGTTTTATTTGGTATATCTGTTAGATATAATGTATCAGTTTGACCTTGGATTGTGAATCCAGTGCTTTTTATATTTTTACCTTCTGGATTTATATGAAACTTGTTACCATAACACAATTCATACTGAGCAAATTGATTTGTTAATGCTCTAAGATTCCTTCTAATTCTGATTCTTGTTATGTTTGATGTAATCGCATCATCAATATTATCAATTACATTTACCAATTTACTATACTTAAATCTTCCACCAAATTTATTAATATCAGTAGATGAACCATATGTAAGAAGTCCATTTATAATATTTGTCTTTAATTCCGATACAGTTGTAACTTTTGATTGATCATAGTATACAAAAGAATCTAACTCAATATACAGTAATTTAAGATCAAGTATTTTTTGATTAATACCAGCTAATGTATATCCCTTTAAGTTTGATAAAATATTCTGTTTATCAAAATCAGATACAAATTCACCATTTTTTGGTTTAATTGTTATAAAAACAGTTCCAAACTCTGGTGGATCTAATTCTTCACCACCAACAACAGAAACTGATTCGGTATTGGGATATATTTGTTGTATTACCGACTCGTAATCCCTTGCTGTAACTGCTCTGTACTGTGATGAATACAGCCTAGGTGCAAAATACTTAATAGAGTCAATTGACTCAATGTTGCCTCCGTTAGCTGCCGCTGAGATAGTTGTAATAGTTGGTGTAGTTGATGGTAATGCTATCTGATTTGATGAAGTTACTACACTACCAGCAAAATTAAACAAAGCAGGACCATTTCCTTCAACACCATCAGTAACTATGTAAGAAACAGTAATTACTGCATCGTTTTCCAACTTTTTACCAAAGACACCATCACCAAAAAGCAATTCATACCTTTCATCGGTAATTTCTTGTATTAAATATGTCTCTGATGTATCAGTAATGTTTAATATATTGTCTACCTTACGATATTCTTTTCCTAAACCAGTATCAGCAGCACCTTTTACATAAACTTTGATGGTTGAAGTATCAATAAATGAATTTTCAAGCAAAAATCTTTGATCAAGTGACCCATCTACTGAAAAAGTTTTAGTTAAATATGTTCCCTGATATACAACTATGTCATTAAATGATCCAGTACTACTTGTTACATTGCCATTTGCATCAAAACTTTGAGTTGTAGTGGTTGTAATGGTCTCTGGTATTGAAAATACATATGAAGTATCATTTACTGAACCTACACATACCAAACCAGCTTGAAGAGTGATTGTTGGTGTATTTCCAGAGGTTGTAAAGTCAAAAGATACAGTTGCTTGAGCAGCACTTCTTGATCTTGGTACATATCCAATGTTTCTTGCAAGAGAAACTACATTTTCACGTACTGTTGCAGAGTCTAAAAAGGACTCATTCACAATCATATTAGAGTTAAATGCTGTAATATACGTATTATATGCTAAAGTGTCAATTAAAACTGAAAAATTAGATCCTTCAAAGTCAAAATCTGTAAAATCAGAGTTTGCACGGATATAATCCTTAATTGAAGTCTTAATTTGGTCGAAATCGAGGTTCGTAAACTTAGTAAAAGGCATTTATCTTGTTGCTTCGAGCATGAATGTGAATTCTTGTAAAGGAACTTCTTGTCCAACTATGTTAAAGAAGATTTTGACCTCAAATTCGTTCGTATCTGGTCGTGGTTCTACTTCAACATCTACATTATCTATTCTAGGTTCAAAATTTTCAAGTGTAATCAGTATTTGATTCTGAATTACTGATGCAGTACCAAAATCTACAAAGTCAAATAGGCTGTCACGCACCTCAGATCCCAATACTGAGTTAAAAAACCTCTCAGTAGGGATAGTTTGTATTAAATTTCTTACAGATTTTTTAATTGCATTCTCATTTTTGAGAATTGTAAGGTCTTTTGTGACTGGATGAGGGGTAAAAGACAAGCTTATGTCCTTAAATGCCCTTGAAATCCGCTTTATTGCCATATTAACAAGAGTTTTCCTGTTTTATTTATGACACTTTTTTGTAAATGGTATTATTTATCCTAAATTTGGTTCAATTTCGTCTTTTTGACTTCTTTCTTTACTTGTTTTCCAAAAATAATTCTCTTCTGAACCCAATCCATCACGGTCATGACCGTTTTCTACTTGATAATAGACAGTTGATACCTTAAAATCGGGTACTTTTGGTGTTTCGGGTGTTAAACTGTTGTCGTATATACGCATTCTGTTATTTGGATACAAACAAAACTGCCCATTGTCTAATTCTAAGAGGTTATGTGACTTATGTTCGGCAGGTTGTTCACTTGTAGAGTAGTCAATTGCGTCTACATCTTGATGATAGTTGTCTAAAGTGCAAATATAAGTACCTGTTTGAGTGCCATAGTCTCTTGTCATGACTTCATAGTGCATAGACCCAATAAATTGCTTCTGAACTGCGACAACTCCATAGTCCATACAGTTCCAAAACTGTAAATTATGTAATTCCATGTCAGGAGTTGGTGTCTCAGGGTCTGTTGTGAATGCCGAAATGGGTAATTTATCGAACATTGCTGCATATTCGGGTAAATATGTCTCAAAAT